GTGCGGACGCTCCGGGGGACGAAGGCCGGTCAGTACAAGGACGGCATCCTGTCGACCTCCCGCCGCCACGCGGAGACAATCGTCCGGACGGCGGCAAACCACATCAGCAACGCGGCCCGCGACCAGGTTTGGCAGGCGAACAGCGACATCGTCCGGGGCGTGAGGTGGACGTCCACGCTGGACGGGCGGACGTCCCTGACGTGTCAATCCCGCGACGGCCACGTGGCGCCCATAGGCGACAAGCCCCTCGCGCCCGGGGAGGTCCGCCTCTCTCCCCCCGACGCGCGCCCCCCGGCGCACCCCAACTGCCGCTCAGTCGTCGTGGCCGTGCTGGACGGGCTGGGCATCATCGGGGAGCGCCCGACCGTGCGGGACCGCCGCACCCCGGGTCGGAGGGAGGTGGACTTCCGCCGGATCGCGGAGGAAGAGGGCAAGACCATCCAGCAGGTGCGGTCCGAATGGGCCGATGCCAACGTGGGCCGGGCGCCCGCCGCGACGAACTATGAGCAGTGGCTGCGGGGTCAGGACCCCGACTTCCAGGACCAAGTCCTTGGAAAGTCCCGGGCGGCGATGTTCCGGGAGGGGGCCTCAATCGGGGACTTCGTCACGAGCACGGGTCAGCCCAAGCGGGTCGCGGACCTGTCCGCCGCGAAGGCCGCCCCGAACGTCAGGCAGGCGATCCGACGCGAGCTGCTGGCCGGGGGCGACCCCGCCACCGTCCTGAAGCGCGTTCAGGAAGCCTACCCGGCGGCAAAGGTGTCCCCGCAGCAGGTGGGCCTCATCCGCAAGTCGCTCGTGGACACCGGGATGATCGCGGCCCCCGAAGCGCCGATTGGCGTTGCGAAGGCGGCGGAGCTGCTGGAAGAGTTCCAGCAGGGCCTCCCCCCGCACGTCCAGTCCGCCGCCCCTCCCGGGTGGGCCAACATCGTCCAGTCCATCGACGGATACCCCCCGGGCCTCCACACGTTCGGGGAGGCCGGTGGAAAGGTCAACCTGTCGGGCACCGCCCTTGGCAAGATGTCGAAGGACCGCGCCCGGGCGACGATGGCGAACGCGCTGGGCCGCATCCTGAGGGATCAGGCGATTGGCCCGCTGGACCCGGACCTAGTGACGGGCGCCTACAAGGCCGCGCAGGGGTTCAACCTTGGGCCTCTGGGCATCAGCGGGGAGGTCCTGTTTGACGAGCTGTTCGGGCTGGCCCTCAACCCGGGACCCGTGACGAGCTGGGGCACGGCGTCCGCCCCCATCATGATCCGGTTCGGGCCTCAGATCGAACAGATTCAGGCCCTCATAGCCAAGGCCCTCGCACCGAAGGCCCCGACCCCGCCCGCCTCCGCCGCGTTCTTCCCCGTCACCGGCCACCAGACCGTGAAGAGCTACGCACAGGCGATGTTCGCCGCCGGTCACAGTGTCGAGGACGTCTCCGCCGCCGTCAAGCACCACTTCCCGGACAGCGAGGTGTCAGACAAGGCCCTCAGCGCCTACAAGGCGCAGCTCGGCATGGCGAAGAAGCTGGCAAACATGCCCCCGAAGGCGGCGGTGGACGCGGCCCTCAAGGCCGTCGCCACTGAGCAGGGTCCGGAGATCAAGGCCCTGTACCAGAAGATGGCGAAGGGTCAGCTTGCCGACCAGGACTGGGAGCCCGGCTCCCCGGGCCACCACGCGAAGGTGCTCAAGGCCGCGTTCGGGAGCTGGGGGAAGGCTGAGGCGAAGGCCATGCCCAAGGTGACCGCCGCCCCGGTCCCGGCGGTGGGCCTCCCCCTCTCCCCGTCGGAGGTCGCGTCCCTCGCCAAGCAGTACATGGCCATGGGCCCAATATCAAAGAAGGCCGTGGCCGCCGCCGTCCAGCACCTCAAGGCGGGGAAGAGCCCGGCTGACGTCCCGTCCGTCATGGGCTCCGTGTTCGGCACGTTCGACCCGGTCGCGGGCAAGCCGCTGCTGGAGATGGCGAACAAGTTTGCCGGGATGGATAAGCCGCCGATCATGTCATATGAGGCGCCCAAGCCAATCCCGAAGGCCGCCCCGAAGGCAGCCCCGAAGTCCTCCAAGAAGGGGTACGAGGACCCGTCGTCTCTCCCGCCCATCGTGCCGGCGCGGCCCGCCCGGACGCCCGGGGAGGGTCACCCGCCCCCGCCCCGGTTCACGGCTGAGCAGAAGCGCCGGGCCGTGCTTGAGGAGTTCAGGACGCTGCTGCCGAGTGCCGACAACCGGCTGTCGGACATCGAGTACACCGTGCTCCACATGTACACCGGCCACTGGTACGACTCAGTGAACACGACCCTCCGCAACGGGGGCTACGCGAACAACTTCAGGCTGCAGGCAATCGCTGAGATTGCTCAGGAGGCCATGGGCAAGCTGCCGCCCGCCCGGCCAACGCAGCGCCTCACGCGCAACATCCAGATCGGTTATGCCGACCTCCCGTCGTTCCTGAACAAGTACCGTCCGGGGAACGTCGTTGAGGAAATGGCCTTCACGTCCACCTCCACTGACGGCGTGTTTGGTGACGGGAAGAACGTGCGGATGATCTTCACGTCGCACCGCTCCGCCCGCTCCGTCGCGCACATTTCCAAGTACCGGAGGGAAAACGAGGTGTTGTTCTCCCCCGGGGCAAAGTTCAGGGTCAAGTCGATGACGAAGGATGGCGGCATCTACGTGTTCGAGATGGAGGAAACATGACCCACATTGTGGACAAGATGCAGCAGTTCATCCCCGGGATAGTGGACCTTGACGACCCCTACCCCGTGCTGTATTATTGGTCAGACGGGTCCGGCGAAGTCCAGACCCTGACGATGTTCGCTGATGGTTCAGTCGCGCGAGGCACTGACGAGCAGCGGACGCTGGAGGCCCTCATTGGGCAGCCACCCGGCCCGGGCTGGTATTCAGCCTCAGGCCGCCCCGTCGTCGCCCCGATAGGCGACTGACGGTCAACCTCTGCCCAGGGGCGACCCCCGGGGTGGGCGATCCACACGGAGAACGAGCAATGACGATCCTCAAGCACGAAGTCGATGACGTTTCGGGCGTCCCGGAGAACCTCCGGGGCCTCTATCAGGAGGCGGACGGGAAGTACACCGTCCCGGAGAACCTCCGGGGCGTCGCGGACGCGATCACGGGCCTTTTTCAGGCCAACGGGAACATCCGCAAGGAGAACAAGGACCTGCTGAGGCGCAGCCAGATCGACCTCTCAGGGCTGGAGGGCTTTGGCGAGGACTTCCCGACCGTGAAGCAGGGCGTCCTGGCCCGGCTCGCGGAGCTGGAGGAAGCCGCCGCGAAGGGCGCGGAGGGCAAGCTCAACGTCGACAAGGTCCGTCAGGAGATGAAGGCCGCCCTTGACAAGGCCGTCGCTGACGAGCGGAAGGTGTCCGACGCCCTGCGGGGGACCGTCCACAAGTACCTCGTGAACTCCACCGCCACTCAGGCCCTCGCTGACGAGGGCGGGCTGGTGGAGCTGGCCATGCCATTCGTCGAGCGGCAGGTGAAGGTCATCGAGCAGGATGGCGAGTTCAGGGCCGTGGTCGTGGACGCGGACGGCGACCCCCGGATCAGCGGCGGGACCGGGCAGCCCATGACCATCCGCGAGCTGGTGCTTGAGATGAGGCGTCAGGAGAAGTACGCCCCGCTGTTCCGCAGCGAGGCGAAGGGCGGCAGCGGCGCCAAGCCCGGTCAGGCGGCGCAGGCTGCGAAGGGCGGCGCAGGCCAGCAGAAGGAAATGACCGCCATGGATCGCATCAAGAAGGGCCTCGCGGACCGCCGCGCGGCGTGACCCTAGGACTTGACTTGTCCCTCGCTTCCGGCTAGGGGCAAGTCAAGGCCAACCTCCAGGGCGATCCGGGGGCGACAGCGGGCGATCCGCAGCTGGCGCACTTGACTCAACCCGCGACTGGAGCACGACTCATGCCGAGCGTCACCCTTGCTGAATCCGCCAAGCTGGCCCAGGACGACCTGGTGGCTGGCGTGATCGAGAATGTCATCACCGTCAACCCGTTCTTCGACGTCCTGCCCTTCGACGGCATCAGCGGCAACGCCCTGGCGTACAACCGCGAAAACGCGCTGGGCGACGTTCAGGTTCTGGGTGTCGGCGGGACCATCACCGCTAAGGCCGCTGCGAC